GAGATTTTGTTTGGTGGTGAGGGCGTAAATGCTCAGACGCTGTCAGGCGTTGAGCAGGCCATCGAAGATTTGGAGATTCTGCACAATTTCAATCACGCGGCGAAAACGTCTCGTCTCTACGGCGGCAGCGCAATCATCCTTTACATCGACGACGGTCGCCGTGCTTTCGAGCCTGTCGATGTAAACAACATTCGCTCCGTAGAAGGCATGGAAGTTCTGGACCGTCACCAGATTGCTCCTGTCATTGACGAGGACAGCCTTTATGACTATTCCAAGCCAACGCACTATCAGATCATTTCTGGCGACTTGATCCAGCAGCCCAATCTTGTTCGCATTCACAAAGATCGCATTCTGCGTTTCGACGGCATTTGGCTGCCGTATCGCGTGCGTCAGAAGAATTATGGATGGGGCATGTCAGTGCTGCAGAGCGTGTATGAAAGTTTCAAGCATTACTACACGGGCACTTCCTCTATTGCGACTCTCCTCACTGAATTCGACGTTTTTGTTCACAAGGTGAGAGGCTTGGCCTCGATGTTGGCTGCAGGCAAAGAAACGCAGGTGAAGAATCGCCTGGAGCTGAATGACATGAGTAAGAGCATCTATCGCGGCTACGCGATTGATGCGGAAAAGGAAGAGCTGGCATTTGTGAGCCGCCAGTTTGGCGGCGTGTCAGAAATCCTTGAGAAGCTTCGCCTGGACGTGATTGCAGCATCTGGCATTCCCCATACGTTGCTGTTTGGCCAGTCACCGTCCGGCTTGGGTGCTACTGGCCGCAGTGAAGAACGTGATTTCGCGAAGGTGTGTCATCACTATCAAGAACAAAACTTCCGCAAGCCTCTGATGAAGCTGATGCGATATGTGATGGCAAGTCGTACTGGACCGATCAAAGGAGAGCAGCCCGACAACTGGCGTATTGGCTTCAAGCCATTGTTTGAGATGAATGAGCGTGAACTAGCGGATGTCCGTGCGCGTGTGGCTGCTGTTGACGCTCGATACATTCAAGTGGGCGTGCTCACGCCGCAGGAAGTTGCTGACAGTCGCTTTGGCAAGTCTGAATACAGTATTGAAACAACCATTGATCCATCAATTCGTCGTGAGCTGCCCGAAAAAGCTGAGAAGGGTGATGTTCCTCCTGGTGGTCGCGACCCTCTTGACCAATCCAATGGAACACTTCCCATTGACGGCACGAGGGGCGCAGCAGATAGCGCGGAGGTGGAGGATGAGGCGGGCCTCTACCTACCCGGAGATCTTGAGCACACTCGTGGAGACGTAAAGTTCACTGACAAAAGCCTGCACAGTGCTGCAGTTTCAGCAGCCAAGCGCAAGTTCAAGGTGTGGCCGAGTGCTTATGCCAGTGGTTATGTCGTAAAGCACTACAAGGAGGCGTACAAACGCAAGCATGGCTCTCTGTCAGGAGCTTTCAAGAACGACGAAGGCGAAGTGCATGCCGATGATCTGGACAAGTGGTTCAAGGAAGAGTGGGTGAGGATTGGCGCCAATGGCGAAATCCTTGGGCCTTGTGGGGCTCGCGGTGAAAAGGAAGGCAAGCCCAAATGCTTGCCAAAAGCAAAAGCTCAAGGCATGTCAAAGGAAGGGCGGCAGAAGATTGTTGCCCGCAAGCGTCGCAAAGATCCCGAGGCCAATCGAAAGGGCAAGGCCAAGATGGTCAGCAGCAAGGTTGACGCCAAAGACCCTGCAGCGCATGCGTATAAAACCAAAGAGGAAGCGGAGCTGGACGCAGAAAAGCTGGGCTGCGACGGCCACCACGTCCATGAGACAGACGACGGTCCCGTGTACATGCCCTGTTCGACGCATGAAGTGTTTGAAAAGGTTCATAAGGAGTTCCTAGCGAAGAAAGAGGATGCAATCGAACCGATCAAGACTGAAGGTTTGATACTGGCTGACATCGATGAAGCTGCTCAAATCACGGCTGAGGACATCGATGCCGCCTTGAATCAGTGGAAGCAGGAAGCACCGGAGCTCTTTAAGGACATTCTGGAGGCAGAGGATGTTGAGCCCACTAAGTGATCCATGGCCGCGCATGGACGCGGATTGGACTTATGACCCGTTGACGGGGCGCTATAGGCGCCCTTCCGGCAAATTCATGAGTGAAAAGGCCGTTACTGCATTAGTCGATGGTCGGATTGTTGAACTTGGCAAGAACCTGCGTCGCTTCACAAGAATGTTGATTGATGGAAACATCACTTTGGATCAATGGCAAGGAAGCGTTAGAGAAGCCATCAAAGGTGCTCACATTCAGGCAACTGTGTTGGGCCATGGTGGTCGGGCTCGTATGGGCGCTAGAGAGTATGGTCGCATCGGTCAAAGGCTTCGTGCGGAATATCGTTATCTCCAGGGTTTTGCTGGTGATGTTTTGGCTGGCCGCGTTTCTGCTCCCATGGCTCTTGCTCGTGTCCAGCTATACGCTGAGTCTGTACGCGGCAGCTACTGGGAAGGAACCACACTTCGACAGGAGAAACAGGGGTATTCAATGATGAGAAGGAGGCTTGACCCTCAAGCTGCTCACTGTGATGACTGTCTGAGGTATGCGGCTGCTGGATTAGTGCCAATTGGCAGCTTGCCGATGCCTGGGCAGCGATGTGAATGCCGCTCGAACTGCAGGTGTTTTGTTGAATACAAGAGAGGGGCCGGGATCAATGTCATGGTGTGATTTTGCGTGTACCATGATGCGGAATCGTAAAGTGTCATGGCAAAAATCCTCTACTGTGGAGACTGCGCCGTCCAAACGGGATTTGGCCGTGTAGCCGAAAACATATTGCCGATGCTCGCCAAGGAGCACGAAGTGGTGGTTTTGGCGGTGAACTACTGGGGAGATCCTCATGATTTTTCATTTCGACTGTATCCGGCAATGATTGGCGGCAGTGATCCGTTTGGCTCTCATCGCATTGCTGAAGTGTTGCAAAAGGAGAGGCCGGACATGGTGCTTGCCGTTAATGATATTTGGATTATCAATAAGCTTTGGGAACGCGCTAAGCCGTTGAAGGAAGAGCTGGGGTTTAAGTGGTATGGCTATTTTCCTGTAGACAGTTATGGATTCTTTCCTGACGTGTTCAAGCCTTGCCATGAGTGGGATGGCATGGGCACCTATACGCAGTTTGGCATGCAGGAAGTCCGCAAGGCTGGCTGCGACTTGCCATGTGACGTGATTCCGCATGGAATCAATCGAGAGCATTTTTACAAGCTGGACAAGGCTGCTTGTCGTGAGGAGTTCAAGCTGAGCGACGAGTTGTTTATTGTCTTTAATGGCAATCGCAATCAACCGAGAAAGCGAATCGACCTTACCATTCGAGGGTTTTTGAAGTTTGCGGAAGGCAAGCCGGACGCTCGTCTTTGGCTGCACATGGGCAAAAAGGATCAAGGCTGGGACATCATCCCACTGTTCAAGAGAATGGCTCGCGAATATGGAGTGGATCCTACGGAAAAGTTGATTCTCACGTCAAGTCAATTTGATGTGACCAAGTGTTTGCCCATTGCAGCACTGAACCGTGCTTACAACTGTGCCGACGTAGGCGTCAACACTTGTATCGGTGAGGGATGGGGGCTTGTCAACTTTGAGCATGCCGCCACTGGAGTGGCGCAAGTGGTGCCGGATCACACGTCAATGAAGGAAGTCTTTAGTGGAATTCCGCGCATCCCTGTTGAAAGTTGGGAAGTGGACAGAAATTATGGCTTGGATCGTGGACAGCCTTCGCCGGATGGATTGGCAGACATCTTGAGTCATTATTACGAGCATCGTGATGACCTGGAGAAAGTAGCTGACTGGTGTTTTGACATGACTCAACAAGATGTTTTCTTGTGGGACACAATTGGAGAAGCGTTTCTGACCGTTATTAACCGTACACTCGTCGCTGCGCCTAAGGCTCCTCGTAAGCGCAAAATTCAGGAGGCTTGATTATGAATTTTCATTTCCGCGAAAACACTTACGACGCTTCAATTTTTGATTTCGTTGTTCGCCAGAACGAATATGAGCTGGGTGATTTGTCCGGCAAGCGCATTCTTGACGTTGGTGGGCACATTGGATGTTTTGCACTGAAGGCCCTGCGTTGCAATGCAGAGAAAGTAGTCTCATTTGAGCCCAGCCAGGAAAATTACGAGCTTGCGAAATCAAACCTCGCAGGCAATGCAGGCAAGGCTGAAGTGGTTCGTGCTGCAGTGTCTCGCAGTGACAAACAAGTGGAGGTACGTTTTGAGCCGAGTGATTATGCTCCTAATTCTGGGGGTGGCTGTAGTGTTACTGGTCTCGGAGAGGTTGTGCCTTCCATTTCTCTGGATGACGCTATTGAAGAGCACAACGCAAACTGGCTCAAGATTGACGCGGAAGGTGCGGAGTTTCCTGCTCTCTACACTTGCACCAAGCTCGATCAGATTGAAACGATCGTTGGAGAGTTCCACAATGGCGTGGGAACGGAAGGGATGGGTGTCTTCATGTTTGAGGAGAACACGCCTGAGTTTCTTGAAGATTTCAAGGGGCGCCTTTCGATGGAGAAACTGGCTGAATTCTTGAAGGAGCAAGGGTTTCGTGTGTTGTATGAATACACAGCAGGAAAGCAACTTGGTTTGTTTTGGGCATCGAAGAATTTTGACTGTCTCCTCGTAGAGCCTGCATAACTTAAGATTTATTAAGTTGTGACTGGAATCAAGCTATGACTGGCCGTCAGAAGAAAATTCGCAAAGTTATGAGCGAATTTGAAGCAGGAACTCTCAAAAGCAGCTCTGGCGAAGAGGTGAAGGATCCGCGTCAAGCAATGGCTATTGCCATGAGCGAAGCGGGTGCTTCCACCGAAGGTAAAAGCGACGACTATGTGGCTGGTTACATTGACGAGATGATGGGGCCTGGAGAGGCTCGCTGTCGTGGTTATTTGCGTGAGCTGCGTAAGCGCAAAGCAAAAAAGAGCTGAGGGGCGACGCTGAAGGCTTCGCCCCTCCCAAGGCAGTGCAGTCTGCGGCCCGTCGCGGCCTGGAGCTGCGAAAAAAGCATGGCAAGGGAGGTTTGACAACGCAAGAGGCTGGCAAGCAAGGGATTGGCAGTGGCGTGGCTCGCGCTACAAGCCTGGCTAATGGCAAAAGTGTTAGCGAAGCGACGTTGAAGAAGATGTCGGCATTTTTCTCCCGTCACGAGAAGAACAAGAGTGGAGGCGAGGATGATGCTGGTTACATAGCTTGGCTGCTGTGGGGCGGTGATCCGGGTCGAGCATGGGCTGCTCGCACACTTAAAATGATTGAAAGCCGCAAGGAAAAGTGATGGATGAGGTGAAACTCGTGAGGGAAGAGGACGGCATCAGTATCCTTGAGGCTTGTCAAATTTTGTCTCGCAATGCCCATCGGAACACCACTCGTTGGGAGTATGTTCACAAGCATGTTTTCCGCAATGGTCGCCTTGAAGAAACTCATGAATATGTATTGAGTTCTTATGAGACTGCTGATGAAATGTTCGAGCCTGCCAAGTTCTTGTTGTTTGAGGCTGTTGCAATGGCAAAAGCTTATGTGATGGAAGGGATTGAGGAGGCGTTGGCTGATCTTGATGATGAGGGCGATGAGGGCTAGTGCTTTGTAGTCGCGTGTACGACGAAGCTTGGATAACCCATCAACCAAAGCACACTAAGTTGAAACAAACCGCTCATAACGCGAATTTGCGCGGTGTCGGGAGACACGATACCGCGCTCCATTCGTGAAATTGTTGCTTGATCACAAAACAATTCACTGGCAACATCTTGCTGGCTAAGGCCACAGCTTTGACGCGCTTCGCGTATGCGAGAGCCAATTAAGCGCCTTGCCTCAACACAGGAGAGAGCAGGCGCGATGACCTTGGGCGTTCTCATGAAAGGTTATGCGTCTTGGCATAATATCAATTAACATAGCTAATCTCATGGATTACAGTACCTGTATGAGCACCACATGTTGTCGGTACGATTTCTCGCCCATCGAGAAATACGAACTTACACCTGAAGGTTATCTTCGGGTGTGGGCGACTATTGCGCGTACCGGTATTCAGCATTACACAGATGCTGATGGCTCGATTCGGAAGGAATTTCGGCCCGAGTCAGAAGTGGCGTCTCCTGAAAGCTTGGCTTCATTCGCGAGCAAAGCTATCACCATGGAACATCCTCCTGCCCTACTGGACAGCGAGAACACCAAAGATTATCAGATTGGTTTCACTGGTTCTGAGATTGTTTATGACGACGGCTTTGTTCGTGCAGTTATGACAGTGACGGATCGCGACACCATTGATCGGATAGTTCGTGGCGATGTTCGAGAGGTGAGCGCTGGCTATCGGGTTAATTATGACCCGAGCCCTGGCGTAACTGACAACGGCGAACATTACGACGGTATTCAGAAGGATATTAGTGGTAATCATGTCGCTATCGTGCGTCGGGGTCGTGCTGGCCCGCAAGTGAAGCTGCACTTGGATCGCCAAGATGCTGCGGATCCATACCTTTTCTCTATCGAGGAATTCCAAACTATGACTGCCAAGGTCGTTTTCGACGGCGCTGAGTTTGAGGTGAGTGAGAGCGTTGCTCTGGCGATCACCAAAGAACGAGAAGACGCCAGCATGTCCTACAAGGACATGAAGATGAAGTATGACAAGCTCATGAAAGAAGCTGAAGACATGAAGGCCAAGATGGCCAACATGGAAGATGGCATGAAGGAGAAGGAAGATTCTCTGGAAGGTCGTTCTGATGCGCTTCAGGAGCAAGTCGATAGCCTCAAGGCCGAACTGGAAAAAGCCAAGCAAGTCAACGTTGATTCCATCGTTGCTGAGCGTCTGGCTCTGATCGAGAAGGCCAAGCCTGTCCTGGATGCTGAGTATGCATTCGCTGGCAAGGCTGATCGCGAAGTGATGGTTGATGCCATCAAGACTGTTCGCGGTGATTCCGTCGAACTGGATGGTCGTTCCGACGACTACGTCCTGGCAATGTTTGACACCATTGCTGAAACGGCTGCTGCTCACGTTGATTCCACCGAGGATCTTCGCAAGGCTGTTGCCGCCGCCGCCGCTCCGGCTTCTGCTCCTAGCTCCTACATGGACAAGCTGCAGAACGCCTGGAAGGCCCCCCTTTCCATCTCCAAGGAGGCTAAGTAATCATGGCCGTTACTTTCACCACTAGCGCTGGTTCTGCTGGTGGCGTTCAGTCCAGCTACGCCCTGGAACTGACTGCTGCTCTGGAAGGCCAGTTCGCTGACATCGCTGACAACAACGTTTCTTCCTTCGTGAATGAAACTGGCGCTGTGCTGGCTTACGGCAACCTCGTGGTTGTTAACAC